TTATGATTCACTACTACCGAAAATATCTAAACTTGGTAATGCCGTATCACTTGCAATATCAACAGGACTCGAATCACTAGAATCAATTTCTGGCACTACAGGCGGACAAATCACTAATTGACTCAAGTTACCCAATGAAACCGAAATCACGCAATCATCAAGCACCTTAAAGCTATAACCAAGCTGACTAAGCACATCACTTGATAGATATTGCGAAAACTCCTTACTATCAAACCTAAATAAAAAATCAGTATGGCTTGCATCAGATGAGATCACTTTATTAACCGCAGCAATATAAACAGCCGTTGATTTATCAAAATTAGGAAAATGACGAGTAAACACATTTACAGGATGAATACCGACAGAACTAGTTTGAATAAAATCATTACCAGCACCCACACTAGAAGCACCTTGAATAGCCGTTTGATTAACCGATGATAAACCAGACTCAACAGCTTGAAGATTGGTTGAAACAGCTTGATTTGCTTCACTTGCTTGAGTAGCTGCACTAACAACAGTTTGAGCCTCGCCAAAATATAAATCATAAGCACCCTTAGAAACCGCAAATAAACCACCAAGAAAAATGATTAATGCCAATAACAATTTAGGCTGTTTAAGCATCGTTAAATCAGCCAATGAAGCGTTAAAACTACCCGTACCCGTTGACTTATAAAGCGCAAAAACCTCAAGCGGAATTTTAATTGAAGTCACGTTAGCCGCATCAGATTTAGATGGTTTTGTGCTAGTCGTATTCGGTAAATGTGAAAAAATACGCGGTCTACGTTTACGAAAAAACGTATCAGTAGACCTATGGCCGTAAGCGTTCTGCGCACAACCACGCAAACTCGTATCAATAGCTGTCCAATCTGGCGTTAGCATCACAATATCCCATTGATATTTCCTGTGACGCATAAAGGCCCCGTAAAAGTTAAACGGATAAAGCAAACGATTATTTTCATCTAACTGCGTTCGCCCCGTATCATCGACATCACCATCATCAAATTTAGTAGGGTCTTGAGGTTGCCAACGAGAATAAAAATATTCATTAAAGTCTTTAGGTAAATAAGGCAAGAAAACATCAATCGGCTTAGCGTTTACCTTTTCCATATTAAAGCCGACTTTTTTAGTAAATAAATCTTGGCATTCATCAATAATAATTAATGCGCCGATTGGCATCCAAGAAAACCAATTTTGCCAAAGCTCTACGCCCTCAACAGAACGCGAAAATATACGAATAAGCCGAGCCGAACTCGGAAACTTTTCACCTAATAGCTTTTCAATTGATTCTAATGATTTAAGCCCCTCAATATTAGTAACAACTAAGCGCCCTGCTCTTAATGCTGGCAAAACTTCAAACCAAACCGCATAAGCCGACTTATAAGAACCGTTACCACCGTGACGAAATGAAACAGCCATTTACCACCCCATAACCCTAAGAACAAATGCCGTAGCATACGCATCTACAACAATACGTAAGCCGTCAACAATACCAAAAGCATGTGCAGAATAAGCCAAATTTGCAGGCATCTTATTAAACGCATTAGATATAAAAGTATAAACTTCATATTCTGAAAATAATTCAGACGTAATACGATACGCCATTTCAACCATTTCTATTTTACTATTAATCCACCACTTAATAGCCCATTCGTAAATATAATTAAAGGCATCAAAGAATAATGAAAATAACGAACTAAAAAAACTCAACAAGTCAGCCGCTAGACCAATGACAATATTAAATAAATCAGCTAAAAATTCCATTACTAACCCCTACGACCACTAGATAAAATAATGAATCCAGCAAGTAACGTTGCACAAAACAAAATTACAGCCTTAATGGTTGCTACATTATCAGCACCTAACTTTGAAAATAATGAAAAGCTAATAGGTATATCATAACCAGCTTGATGAATAGTAAAACTGGTTTCATTATAAGAACCACCATTAAAATTAGGTGTTCCCATTTTTAACGGACTCTCTTTTAAAATAGTCTCTAACTTTTCCTTTAATACTGTATTTTCAGTTTTTTGAGTCTCAGTAGCCGCATCAAAATAACCAGCAAATAAATCATCTCTAATAACAACAGTAGGCATTGAACCTTTAAAATCTGATATGCCTTTAACCGCAGAAACAATACTATCAACACCCTTACCAAGCGCACCTATAATACCCTCAGCCGAATTATTAACGGCGACAACAACGTCACTAGAACCCGTTTCTTTTGCATTAATAGCCGCTACAACATCACCAGACCCCGTATCTTTGCCATAAACAGCATCAACAATTTTCTGCATATCATCAGACAATTTACCCGTATTTTTTACGGATTGTTCCTTATCAAAATTAATCGCCTCAACAATTTTACCAACCCCATCCGCATCAGGGTCAGGGTTTGGATTAGGGTCAGGGTTTGGATTAGGGTCAGGGTCTGGATTAGGGTCAGGGTCTGGATTAGGGTCAGGGTCTGGCTTTGGCGGTGTTGGTTTCCCATCAAAACCATCTGTAGAACATGCCTCGCCTGTACTCACAAAAGGCGCAGAACAAACATCACCGGCACAAACAGAAGCACTTTGAATAACATAACCACACTTGTTACTACACCAATTAGGAGATTCACCATAAAGCGAACCATCCCAAGTCATTGAACCCGTTACCTCTCCTTTTTTACACTGCTCAGGCTCAGGTGTTGATTTTTACAGGTCATTGTTGAGGAATCCCAATCTGACTTGTCACAATTAATTTTTATCCTAGCCCAAGCACTACGAACAACGCCGCTCTGACATCTAATCGAAAAAGTATCGGCACCACTATAATTAAAAATCAAAGAACCATCAGAATTGTAATAAGCCTTTGAACACTGAATATCAGCCTTACTATTTAACGTTGTTCCGACATCAAAATTACACCCCATTTCTGGAATGGTTTTAGTGCAATACCTATGGGCACCAAACTCAGTAATAGTAAAAGATGCAAAAGCATTAAAACCAAAAAGACTAATCAATAATATTAAATAACGCATATATAGCACCAATTAGATCAAAAAAAGGCTGAATAGAAAAACTAATCAGCCCCCTTTCAAACACGTTAATATTTAAGCTGCAATAACGCCTGTATAAATTCCAATTAGAAAACTAAAGGCCATCATAGAAGCAATAATTACAGTTAATAACATATTACTTACTCAACCAGCCTTTAATCATAGATAGACCAAAAGCCAAAGCCGCAAGAGTAACAACACCCATTACAACTAACGACACATTGGATTGACCCGCAGTAATCGCATTAGTAATAGTTGAACCCATATTAGGAGCAGCCTCACCAGCAGCGAACGCAGACGCACCAACGAAAGAAGAACCAGCGGCAGCAGCAACAGCTAATTTATTTTTAATACCCATAATAATTTCCTTAGACTTTACCAAACGTTTTAATAATACGGCCAGCAACATGGCCAGATATAAATGACAACAACATGTAACCTAATAAAAATTCATACATGCTTGAGTCAAATTGCAATAAATCAACTAATGTCGGTTGACTAGTTAATTTATTAACTTCTTCTTGAGTTAATAATAAAAATTGACATGTAGCATCAATAACAACAGCACCATTATTAACCGCTACACATAAAGACATTTAATTAACCCCTAAACTTCTTTTACGAATTGCAACAAAAGTAAATTTACGATTACCTTTAAAATTAGATAATTGAACTAAATCAATCGTAAAAGGAAAGTCACCACTTTTTAAATAAAGAGTAATCACAATACACCTTTACTTTTTTGAATCAGTTACAGAATCAAGTTTCTTATTGTATAAAACTTGAAATTCTTCATATTTAGTCGGAATATGAGCAACAACTTTAAACCCGACACAAATTAATTCTTTTATATCGTCAGGACTTGGCTGCATATCCATTTCAAGAAATGCTGGCAACTCAATACTATCTAATGAATGCAACATATCCATTGTGCATTTAAGTGCATCATTATTATCAGGTGTTTTAAAACCAGAGCTTACACCCTGCCCGTTTTCATTTTTCCAACTAAGAATTGGTACAGGTTGTAATAAAATACCATACTCATAATTTGTGCCTTTACCCTTAGACACACCCTTAGCAGCCGCAGCACCAAATATTAAACTAGTGATTTTAAACAT